CAAAGTTCCTACCACTGTGGCGTTTGCTAGTACCTTCACTTGTCCTGTGCCACCACCATCTAATTCTAAATCTGCATTTGAGGCGTTGGCAATGATAGTGTTGTCGTTGAGTGTTATTCCGTTAATGGCAATAGCACCTGTCATGGTCGCCGCGTTAATTGTAGGGTTAGTTAAAACTTTGTTAGTCAATGTTTGTGATCCAGTCAGTGTTGTTACTGTCGAATCTATTGCAAAGGTAACCGTGTTTCCTGTACCCGCTGTAGTGATACCTGTACCACCAGAGAATTGCAGGCTTTCTGAATCTAAATCAATAGACAAAGTTGTAGAGTCATCACAAGCGAAATCTAGGTCACTTGCTGTAACCTGTGCGTCAACGTAAGTTTTGATTGCACCCTGTGTGGCCAATAGTGTTGCACTTGATCCCAAAGCACCGTTGTCTATGCCTGTGACAGTTGCACCCGAGGCCAATGCCAATGACGTTCCCACTGATAGTGTGTTGCCTAGAGTGGTCGCACCAGGCACATTCAATGTACCTGTAGTTTGAATGTTCTCAGCAATAGTGATCTGTGTAGAATCATCGGAACTCATTGTTGTGCCAACGAATTTCATTGCACCCAGTTTGATGCTACCTGTGCCGTTTGGCGTGATTGTTACGTCGCCATTAGTGACACCTGTTGTTATTGCATTGTTGTTTACGTCTAAGTTGGCGTCTAGTGTGTTGATGTCATTGTCACCGCCGTAAAGTTCTACGAAGTTGTCATTGATCTTGTCAAATGCTGTTCTTAATGGATCGCCTGTGCCGTCATTTGCACTTGATCCGATGTTGATTGGTTGTCTAGCCATGTTTTATAATTCCTTTTGTTACGGGTATTTATTGTTTATTCTATAAACCTAATGTAATTATTATACGTCTATTACTATACGTTGGAATTTGAACACTGTGCTGTCGTTGGTGATGTTGGTAGCCAACAATCTCACGTTTCCGTCATCAATATCCGCTGTGAATGTGCAAAGTGGATCGGTGTAGGATCCCGTGTTGCCAAACACGGTCACGTAGGCCTCCGTGGTGCTGTCAGCACTTGGACCGTGTACCAGCGTGGCTTCCACTATCTCGAACCTGCTGTTGGTGGCGTCTGATATTGAGATGTAGTATTTGGCACTCCTGTAGGAAGCACTAGACCAACTGTCTATGACGCTAGTGGCAGACGTGGCCACAGTTGCAGTGTTGTCACCGATCTCCGAGTGGTTCAATGTGGATGCACTTGAGATGGTCACGAATCCTATGTTGCCAGAACCGTCCGTCTTCAGCACCTGGTCCGCCGAACCGTCTGAGGTTGGGAAACTGAAACCGCTGATGGACACCGTTCCCGTGCCATTGCCTGAAAGTTCCAGGTTGGCGTTGGAGGCATTTGACGAGATAGTGTTGTCTGTTATGGTCACACCATCGATGGTCATTCCACTGGTTGTTGCCAATGTGGTGAATGTTGCCGCCACCGGCGTGGTTGCACCGATCACGGTGTTGTCGATGGCACCGCTGTTGATGTCTGCCTTGGCCATCACCACGGATCCTGTTCCGCTCGCTGATAGCACCAGGTCTGAGTTGGATTGTGTGGTCGTGATCGTGTTGTCCGTGATGTTTACATTAGAATCTATGGTCAGGTTGCTGATGTTCACGGTGCCGGTACCGCCCGGTGTGAGGTTCAGGTCAGCGTTTGAGCTTGTTGCTATAATATTGTCGTTGAATATGATGTTGTCTATGGTTGTAGTGCCCACCAGGCTCGTTGTTCCTGTGACAGTCAAAGTTGAAAGTGTTGTGAGTCCACTCACGTCAAGTGTTCCTGTAGTGGTGATGTTCTCATTGCCGAAATCGATCTCACCCGACGAATCTGTTATTGATGCACCTGCCAACGTAAGAGTTCCAGATGTAACAGAGCCCGAAGTAGTCAAGTTCTCATTTCCAAAACTAATTGCACCTGATGAATCTGTTATTGATCCATTGGCCAGTGTGAGGTTACCAATAGTTGATCCTGTGCCACTGTTGATTGTACCTGTTGATGTAAGATTTTCATTGCCAAAACTTATTGCACCTGATGAATCCACAATGGAACCACTTGAAAGTGTAACATTGCCAACAGCCAGTGTACCTGTCGTGGTTAAATTCTCGTTTCCGAAACTAATTGCACCACTCGAGTCAGTGATAGATCCATTGGCCAGTGTTAGATTTCCCAGTGTAGATCCTGTTGCTCCTGATATGGTACCTGTTGTACTTAGATTCTCATCGTTGAAAGTTATGGCACCAGATGAATCTGTTATTGATCCATTGGCCAGTGTTAGATTGCCCAGGGTTGAACCTGTGGCCGCCGCTAGTGTACCTGTTGTGGACAAGTTTTCGTTGCCGAAACTGATGGCACCACTAGAGTCTGTGATAGATCCGTCTGCAAGTGTTAGGTTACCGATCGTGGTTCCTGAACCTGCTGAAACGGTACCTGCAAATGTTGTTGCACCGGATACTGACAGTGTTCCGTCCACTACAAGTCCTTCGTTTATGTTGATAGTAGCCGAGTCTGCGGAACTTAACGTCGTTCCTGATATTGATATGGCACCAAACACCACCGAACCTGTCCCGCTAGGTAAAAGGTTGATGTCCTCGTTTGATCTTGTGCCCTCGATGTTGTTATCGTTGATCCTGATGGCAGGGAATAAAACTGCACCAGTGCCCGCTGGTTTGAAAACAATGTCATCATTTGACCTCACGGCAGTTATTTCGTTGCCGGCGAATGTAAGCGTATCCGTGCTTATACCAGGAGCACTATACAAGTCAGTGAAATTTTCATTCACTTTTTGCATCGCGGCACGTAGATTATCTCCTGTTCCGTCGTTTGCGTTTGAACCTACATTTAAAGTCTGTTGTGCCATGTTATACTTTTATCACCCTTTTCACGAATTTTATTACTTGGTTGTTAGTGTTATTTACTGTTCCTCGCAACCTAACGTTGCCGCCCGATATGTCCGCACTCAACACTATTGACTGATACGCAGTTGATCCATCTCCCTGACCATTGCCTACACGTGCAAAAGAACTGATGTAGGCGTTGGATCCGTCGTGGGACACGTTGGCCTCTACCAATGCGTACCTGTCCGCCGTGCTGTCCGACATCTGTATCAAATATTTCACACTCCTGTGTGTTGCCGCACTGGACGAATCTATGGTCTGTGTCGAGGAGTCACCTGTTATGGTGACCGTGCCGTCCGCTATGTCTGATTCCACGTACAGGATTGGGAAGGTGACCAGCGAGAGATTCTTGGATGCATCCGTCTTTATGAATTGTCCCGCCGCATATGAGTTTGGCCAACTGAAATCGTTTATCAGGACATTGCCTGATCCACTGGCATTGATCTCGAGGTCAGCATTCAGAGTGTTGACCGTGATCTGGTTGTCCTTGATGTTGAGCTGGCCAGCGTTGATCTCCGTGTTTGTGAAGGACACCGTGGTGAAGGTTCCAGCGGCCGGTGTAGCGGCACCTATCACTGTGTTGTCGATGGTGCCTGAATCTAGATCGATGTTTGAAATCTGTGTGGAGCCCGTGCCATTGCCTGACAACACCAGGTCGTCATTGGATCTGGTAACCTTGATCACGTTGTCCGTGAGGTTGATGCTGGAGTCTATGGTGAGATTACTGACATTGACCACTCCCGTGCCACCTGGCGTAAGATTCAGATCCGCGTTTGAACTGGTTCCTATTATGTTGTCATTGAACGTGAGGTTGTCCACCGTGGTTGTTCCGGCAAATGAAGATGCACCGGACACTGTGGCATTACCTAATGTTGTTGCTCCTGCATTGAAATTCCCCGTGGTGGTTATGTTCTCGTTGCCGAAATTGATGTCTCCAGATGAGTCTGTTATGGATCCATCGGCCAGTGTTAGGTTCCCGAATGATGATCCTGTGGCCACTGCCAGTGTTCCTGTTGTGGTGATGTTCTCATCACCGAAACTGATGTCACCAGATGAGTCCGTTATGGATCCATTGGCCAGTGTTAGATTCCCGATTGTGGATCCTGACTGAGCACCCATGGTGCTGGACACCACTACGTTTCCGGTGGTTGTGAGATCACCGTCCACTATTAAATTTTCATTGATGTTTATCGCCGTGGAGTCACTGGCCGTGATCGATGTGCCTGAAAATCCAATGCCGTCTATGACCAACTGTCCCGACCCGTTTGGTATGAATTTCAAATCATCATTGGATCTTGTGCCCTCGATGTTGTTGTCGTTGATACGTATCGCTGGAAACAGTACGCTACCTGTCCCTGAGGGTTTTAAAACTATGTCCGCGTTGGACTCGGTTGAGCTAATCTCGTTCTGATTGAAGCCCAGCGTGGTTGCGACCAACGGATCTGCGTACAACTCCGTGAAGTTGTTGTTGATCTTTATGCCCGCACCCCGGATTGTATCACCTGTACCATCATCTGCTATTGCACCGATGTTGATTACTTCCTGGGCCATGTTAGATACTCGCTAGTGTGATCTTTTTCCATATCACTGTTGAACCATCATAGTTCGCAGTGCATACATATAAATTTGTTGCGTCCCAACTGATTGAACCAGCCACATCACCCGTGTTTCCCACCGCGGTGGCGGTTTTCGTGGTCTTGATCACAAGCCTGTCTGCTTCTATCTGTACCTGTCCTGTACCATTTGGATCTAGAATTATGTTTCCGTTTGTGTCAGCACTCAATAAAGTGTTGCCTGACATCTGTAAGTCACCCGCCAACTCAGCGAAATTGCTGTTGACCTTGGTCATGGCGGTACGTAAGGTATCGCCCGTCGCTGGATTTCCTGCTGTTCCTGTGTCTATCGTTAATCTTGCCATAATGTGTTATTCGTATTTATTAAATAGTAATATGTTCATAGAAACCCTAAAGACGATGAAGTTGTACAAGAGGGAGAGCAAACTGGGTACCATGCACAACTACCACAGGAAGAACCTGATCTATGTGTTCAAGTG